TCTCAGTTCTTAGAGCCTAGTTTAGATAGAATTCTAAATCAGTATCTTGGCGCTAACAGTCCTATTGGCACATCTTTGAATAAACTAGCATCAGAGAATGCCATGGCGATGCAAGGTGCACCCGTGACTGTTGTGGCGCCACAGATCAATAACAATAACGTTGGATCTGGTGGTGGAAGTAGAGTGCCGATCATCGCATCTGTTCCTGCTAGAGTTCAAGACACGACCGTGACTTCATTGTTGAGTGGCTCCAAAGACCCAACTCTGTAAAAAATATGAGCCAGCCCAAAGGGCTGGCCCACAGAAGTCACCAATAGTATTTAGTTTCTCAGTCTTCCTGAGCAAGTTTCTCGAAGTAGTTCAGTGCATCATCGTCATCATTGGCGTTGCTGTCAGACGATTCTACGCTGTCCTCTGTCGTGTTTGTGACCGTTTGCTTGACTTCAGGAACACGATACTCTTCGTAAGTTTCTTCGAGTTCTTGAGTCTCGGCAGATTGAGTAGATGTGGTGCCATGAACCACTTTCTCAAACTTGGCTTTCAATTCATCATAAGTTTTGAATTCGCCTGGCGCCACAAGTTCTTGCAGAGAATTGATGCCATCAAAAACTTCTTTGAGTTTGGCATCATCGCCACCAAGGAACTCGCTCTGTGAATCAAACTTCGACTTGTCATAGTTGCGATAGCCAGAAACTTGGGCTGCTTGCAGCATGAAATTTGCGCCCTCTTCAAAGTCAAAAACGTTGACAGGGTTTTCGGGGGTGAAACCATCTGGCACCTCTGGAGGTGACAACTTCTCGATGATCTTGTCGTGAATCTTTTTGCCATACTCATACAAGAAAACTTTACCTTCATTGTCTGGGTTTGCAGGATCTTTCACGACATAGATGTTAGAAGTGTAGCGAAGTTTACGCTTGCGATCACGGGCGATCTTCTTGTCATCTTCATCACCTGAGTTCCAGAGAACACTGTTCGCTTCGGAAACAGGATCTTTTTGACCGATGGTGGTGAGAGACTTCTCGATGTACCACCCACCAGGACCTTGGAAAGAATGACTAAAGATTTGCACCCATGGAATGTCCTCGCTTACGGGTGCTGGAAGGAAACGAATGATGGCATAGCCATTACCGCTCTTGTCACAAGACAACTTCCAATAGCGATCATCATCATAAGACTTGGTCTTCGTGTTGATCTTTTCAAGTTCTTTTTGAAGAAAATTGAGGGAGTTCTTCTTCTTCTTTTTATAATCTTCATACGACATTATTTGTCTCCTTATTTTGTTTGCTGTATATTTTCGTATGTGCTTGTGTATTACTATTTATCTTGAATATCATAAGAGTTCAAGACACTCAAAGCAATTTTTCTAAATCTTTTTTGATCTGCTTTGAAGAATGATTTGTATTTTGAAATCTTCTGAGAATATTCTTTCCATACTATATCATCTTCAAGTTCTTTGTCAAGTCTTTTCATGAAACTCAACAAACTATCCAATATGAGAACGGTCTCAACAGAAACCTCTTTTCGTAAGAACCATTTTAGAATCTCTGGATGATCACCATCTGTAGAGGTAAAGAAACTGTGGAACGAAACGTTGTTATCTTCCATGTGTTCACAGATGGATGTAAACTCTTGACGAAAGTTTCTCTCAAGAGAATCCTTTCTTGCAATCCATTTTCTCCAAACGTTCTCGGCTTGCTCTTCTAATGTGTCACCGATCCAAAGTTCGTCGTTCTCAAGAATATTGGAAAGAAGAATCTCTTTTACTTCTTGCTCGTTGTATTTCTTGGCAAGTTTTTCAAAGTAGTATTTGTCTTTTCTTTTTTCGTAAGATGAGACACGACTACGAATTCGACCACCAAACTCCACAAAGTCATAGGACTTTGTTTTGAAGTGTGCCTTCATGGCAACGTACATTGTATAGACTTCGAAGCCCTTCACCTTAGTTCTCATGAGAATGGCAGTTCAGTTTTTGTTGGCAACAGGTTTAGACCTCTTGCTTCCCTTTCAATCTTTTCCTTGATTGGTTTCGTGAGAAACTTCGACACTGTATCAGGTTCAATTTCGTTTTGCTCACAAAGATACAAAACAGCGTCCATATATCCGATTTCTTTTTCTTTGGCACACTCTTCTACTTTTTTAGAAAAGTCTTTATCAAGTGTTAGTATTGATCCCATTTTATCTCCCGTATTTTTTGGTGTATGTTTTTGTGACTCGGATGAGTTCTTGAATATAATCTTTTGTTTTGAA